AACAACGTGCTTGGCGAACGAGTCGTGGTTGCGCAACCTGACCCGAGCCATCGAAGCCAAATTGAAGGAACGCAACAATGCATAAGATTTCTTGGAACACTTTTCTTGCGTCAATGCAGGAAATCGGATATCGCAATTACATTGAAACCGACTTGGACAACTACGCCAATGTCATGCGAACAGTAAATACGCCAAAAAGCCGTAGACCAAAGGAGCTTGCTGGCAAAGAGTTCACTACGCAGTTGTTCACAGCAGTCGGATCAAAGGCTGGCGACATTCGATACCTTGTTTGTATTGAGAGGACAGCATGAGAAACACGATAGACATGGCCCGTGAGGCTGGCTTCCCATTGATGTCCTTTGAGGGCGTGACATACGTTTCACCCGAACTGGAGCGCCTTGTTGCCCTTGTTCGTGCTGATGAGCGCGAGGCGTGTGCAAAGGTGTGTGAAGAATTGGTGATTGAGGTTGTTGGTAATTCTGCTTTGGCAGTTGACCAATGCGCTAGAGCAATCCGAACAAGGGGGAACACATGACAGATATGGAAATACTTCAGTTGGCAGATCAATGCGGGGTTATTGCAGTTACCAAACACGAATGGGATGGCAAACAATTTAACCATACCGATGATTATTTGGACGGCGATGCGGCGGCTTTGGTTATCTTTGCCAAGGTAGTCGCACAACATGAACGCGAGGCGTGTGCAAAGGTGTGTGAAGACAATGCAGACGACTTGTCCGAAGGAGATTGGGATTCTGCTTGTATCAATTGCGCCGACCACATCCGAGAAAGGGGGAACACATGATCTCAGAAGAAGAGCTGATCAAGTTGCTCATGGAGAGCTACGACAGGGGCCTCAAGGATGCAAAGCAAGCGGCGATGGAGACCTTTCCCATAGCAATCTACGAAGCCGTTCGTATTGAGCGTGAGGCTTGCGCAAAGGTGTGTGAGCAAATGAATCACTATATGGATGATGGAGACGCCTGTGCCGCCGCCATCCGAGCAAGGGGTGCAAGACATGACATGTAAACACCGCTGGGAACCCGGCGACAACCAAGACCGACCCGCATACCGTTGCACCCGCTGTGGTGATTGGAGATTTGTATGACGAGGACAGGCTCCCACGTCATCAAGGCGTTGGAGGCATTCGCTGAGTTCGGTCGCTTGACCGCGCAGGAGTTTGCCGACTACGCCGACATCGGACGCTACGATGCACACGCTGTGCTCAACCGCATGAACAAGCGCACCAAGGCTGGCGAGAAGCGCATCTACGTTGCAGACTGGACCCATGCGCACGACGATGCAAGGCGCTACCCACGGGCGGTGTTCATGATGGGTGACAAGCCCGACAAGCCAAGGCCCAAGCCGGACATCCGGCTAAACCGACAGCGCAGTGAGCACAAGTCACTCAAAGCCATTCGCATGACCAGCGTGTTCAACATGGGGTTGCCACGCGACAAGATCAGAGAAATAAGGAGATCACTATGAGAGAAGACGATGACGACATTCAAGAATACATCAGCTACCGAGACGCCTTCCCAAAGAAGGACTACGTCACTCCGGTGAGCCGCAACGATGTGCTCGAAGAAGTTGCCCAAGAGTTCGACAAGATGAAGGTGCTTGGCGACACCGCCGCATCTTTTGCTGCATATGTGAGGAACATGAAGAAATGATCGACATCACAACACTCACACGCTACGACCCCGTATTAAACTGTTTCGTTTTGAAAGGCAACATGGAAAAGAAAACTTGCAACTGCCACCCCAACTCGCCCTTCCACTGGGCGCACAACAAGCAACCGAGCATCTTCATGCAAGACCCGCTGTTCCGCGCCAAGGGTGCGGTGGCAAGCACTGACTACAAGGCGTTCGGTATCTACAGCCGGGCTACACCACACATCAAACCCTACCTCAACAAACACGAACTATGAAATGCCCCATCTGTGGCGTATGGACTCGCACATTAGAGACACGAACCAATGAAGACACCAACGAAATCTGGCGCAGGAAAGAGTGCGGCAACCTGCACACATTCATCACGCTTGAACAAGTCACAGCGGGAACAACTCCACGCCCTCGTGACAAACGCATGGTGGCCTTTCGACAGAGCCGATCCCAAGGTGTTGAACTTGATGCACCTGTCCACCGTCGAAAGACGGAAACCGACAACTGATTTACCCGAAGCACTTTTATAAGGAGTCAACATGCAACAAATGGAATTGTTCCCCGACCTAACCCCCGAGGAAGAGCAGGAGATGCAGCACATGCTGCATACAAGCCGCCTCAACGCAGGCACCAACGGCACCACAGCGGACGACATCCAAGTCAGTGGCAACCACTACAAGGACATGCCGATCCAGCCATGGCACATCATGGAAGTTGTGCTGACGCACGAAGAGTTCGTAGGGTTCCTTAAAGGCAACATCATCAAGTACAGCCTGCGTGCTGGGCGCAAGGACGGCAGCGATGACGCAGGCAAGGCCAAGCATTACATGCAGAAGCTCAAAGAAGTACAGGAGTACTGACATGGCGCAGACACCTGAAGGCAAGGTCAAAGCCGCAGTGCGCAAGATGCTGGTCAACCACGGCATCTATTACTTCATGCCTCCGGGCATGGGGCTTGGGCGCTCGGGTATCCCCGACATCATCGGCTGCTACAACGGGCGGTTCATCGCCATCGAATGCAAGGCTGGCAAGGGCAAGACCACGGCGCTGCAAGAGCGTGAGTTGCTGGCAATATGTAACGCTGGTGGGTTCACGTTCGTGGTGAACGAGACCTGCCTTGATGAACTGGAAGAAAGGTTGTTGGCATGGACAAAATAAGCAAAGACGCGTGGGACACCACGGTCGAACACCTGAGCAAACGCGATGAGGGTATACGCGATCACTTCGCGCACCTGATCATGACGCTGGCCAAGTGCTACAACTTGGACGCACCCCACAAGGCCGTTGTGCTTGTCGATACTGGAGAAGCACTGCTGACCTTTTGCGCTGGCGCGGATGAGATGGACATGGCCGAGATGGTCAGCCAAGCAAACGAGATGGCACAAGCAATTCTGATGCGCGATGCCCCACCCAAGGAGATGTTTAATTGACTGCACCATACGACCGCATTCTGTGCGTGGACTTTGAGACACGCTGGGACAGCAAAGACTACACGTTGTCGAAGATGACAACAGAGGAGTACATACGTGATAAGAGATTCGCTGCGTTCGGAATATGCGTACATGAATTCGGAACCGATGATCCAATTGAATGGGTTAGCGGATCGGGAATATCTGAATACTTTTCTGGAATTGACTGGGGACGAACCGCAGTGCTTGCGCACAACGCACAGTTCGATGTATCCATTATGGAGTGGGCCTACGGAGTCCGCCCCGCATTTATCTTCGACACCCTGTCGATGGCGCGTGCTCTTCGCGGCGTGGAAGTTGGCAATAGTCTCGCCAGACTTGCAACAGATTATGGTCTTCCCGAAAAAGGGAGAGCCGTCCATTCAACCAATGGACTCAGTGATCTCTCGCCGGAAATTGAACACGAGTTGGCAGAGTACTGCAAGCACGACGTATATCTGTGCGAAGAAATTTTCAAGCGTCTGATTCCCGGTTACCCAGCCAAAGAACTGCGCCTGATTGACATGACGCTCAAGATGTACACCCGTGCATGCCTTGAGTTGGACCGCAGCATGCTGATCAACGCACTGTCAGAAGAAGGAGAAAAACGTGAAGGACTGCTACAAAGGCTCGGCGTGGAAGAAGCTGCACTTGCATCGAACGACAAGTTTTCGCAGGTCCTCGCTGCCATGGGCGTTACACCCCCTACGAAAATCAGCAAGACCACGGGGAAGGAGGCGTTTGCTTTTGCAAAAAATGACGCGCTATTTCAAGCGCTGCTCAACGGTGAACGTGAAGACGTTGCCCTTCTTTGTGAAGCTCGCCTTCGGGTTAAGTCAACGACCGAGCGTACACGGGCACAGCGCTTCCTTGATATCTCGGGCAGGGGTCCGCTCCCGGTCCCGCTTAGCTACTTCGGCGCGGCGACAGGCCGTTGGACGGCTGCAAGGGGTTCGGCCATCAACATGCAAAACCTCAAGCGCGGATCGTTCCTGCGCAAAGCAATCATGGCACCCGTGGGGCACCAGCTTGTCGTCGGGGACCTTTCGCAGATTGAACCGCGAGTACTCGCGTGGCTTTCGGATTACCAAGATTTGCTCGACATCTTCAGGGCTGGCGGTGACCCTTATGCCGTGTTCGGTTCTCAGATGTTCAACATACCCGGCCTTTCAAAAGAAAGCCATCCAGACCTTAGACAGTCTGCAAAGTCAGCGCTGCTTGGCTGCGGGTACGGGCTTGGCTGGGCGTCTTTCGCTTCCCAGCTTCTCGTTGGATTCCTTGGCGCACCTCCCGTACGCTACGACTTGGCCTTTGCGAAGAAGCTCGGCGTCACCCAAGAAGCCGCGCAGAAGTTCCTTGAGTGGGACGTCAACGTCGAGAAGCTCGAAGCCATACCGCACACGTGCACAACCAAAGAGCTGGTGATCCACTGCCTTGCAGCCAAGGCCATCATCGACAAGTACCGGGCAACGGCCACCCCTGTGGCTGCGTTCTGGGATTTGATGAGCAGCCTGATCGAGGACTCGCTGTACAAGGGCAAGGAGTACAAGGTCAAGTGCCTGACGTTCAAGAAGGGGCAGATCATCCTGCCAAGCGGCATGCCGATTACTTACGACAACCTGAACGTCAAGCGCTCAACTGATGAAAAAACAGGCAAGCAAAAAACGGAGTGGACATACGGTGAAAACCGTACTAAACTGTACGGAGGAAAAGTAACCAACAACGTCACGCAGGGCGTAGCAAGATGCGTGATGACTGATGGGATGTTGAGAACATCAAAGCGGTACTTCGTAGCGGGTACGGTGCATGATGAACAAATTGTTGTGGTCCCCGACTCTGAGGTCGAAGACGCTAAGACGTGGGTCTTGGCGCAGATGACCATGGAGCCGAGCTACATGCCGGGCATACCGCTCGACGCTGACGGTGGCGCACACCGCCGATATGGGTTAGCAAAAAACTAAGGAGAAGCAGATGGCAAAGCCATTCGCATTACGGCAGGCTGAGTTCGATCAGTGGCACGCAAACAACCCCGGTATATGGGAGTACTTCCAGCGCTTCAGTTTTGATGCACTGAGCGCAAACCGCAAACGGATCAGCCACTGGTTGATCATCAACCGCATTCGGTGGGAGGTGTTCCTCATAACCACGGGTGTTGAGCACAAGATCAGCAACAACATGATTGCGTTCTACGCAAGGTTGTGGCGCAAGACGTACCCTGAGCACGCGCATCTGTTCCACATCAAGCCGATGCGCGGCGAACCCTTTGACCCTTTAGGAGAAATAAAATGATCATTCCAACACACATCACTGTGGGCAACCAGAAGTACAGCATTCACATGCTCAAGCAGATGCCCCGCAAGGGCATCATGGGTACAGTGCACTACGACCTCGGCACTATCCATCTTGCCACACACAGCAACACGTCCAACGGCAGGTACTCGCCAGCGCGGCTGCAGGAGACTTTCTGGCACGAGATCACCCATGCCATCTTGCACGACATGGGGCACCACCTGCACACCAACGAGCGCTTCGTCACTGACTTCTCGTCCCGCCTGTCCAAGGCAATCAGATCAGCCGAGTTCAAATGAAAAAACCAGCATGGAGTCACAGCTCCCTGAAAGACTTCGAGGGCTGCGCCCGCCGATACCACGAGGTCAAGGTCTTGAAGAAGTACCCCTTCCAAGAGACCGAGGCCACACGCTACGGCAATCAAGTGCACAAGGCCATCGAGTTCTACATCCGGGACGGCAAGCCGATACCGCCAGAGTATGCGCAGTTTCAGCCTGTGGTGGACGCCATGCTCAAGAAGCCCGGACGCAAGCTGGCCGAGTACGAGATGGCGCTGACCGTGGACCTGAAGCCAACCAATTGGAAAGCGCCTGACGTGTGGGTGCGCGGCATTGCCGACATCCTGATCATCGACGACGACAACCTGACCGCATGGGTGGGGGACTGGAAGACAGGCAACAACAAGTACCCCGACCGGGATCAGTTGGTGCTCATGTCGCTCATGGTTTTCGCCCACTTCCCACACATCCGCAAAGTCAACAGTGCCTTGCTTTTTATCGTCAAGGAGTCTATGGTCAGCATGCAGATGCAGCGTGATCAGGCCGAGCAGTTCTGGTGGAAATACCGTGAGCGCACCGCCCGTCTTGAAGCCTGCTTCGACAACGATGTGTGGAACCCCACACAGACGCCCCTGTGCGGCTGGTGCCAAGTCACTGGCTGCGAGTTCAACCCCAAGCATTGAGGAGCCAGTCATGGCACAACCATCCAGCAAACGTGACTACAAAAAAGAATACGCCGAGTTCCACGGCAAGCCAGAGCAAGTGGCCAAGCGAGGTGAGCGAGTGAAAGCCCGCCGCATCATGGAGGCCGAGGGCGCAGCCAGCAAGGGCGACGGCAAAGATGTGGATCACATCAAGCCGCTCAAGAGTGGTGGCACATCAGCGCGAAGTAACCTGCGCATGCGCAGCGTTGCCAAGAATCGCGCCAGTTCAAAATAAAAACCCAAGGAGAAGCGAGTGCAGATCATCGAAGACAAGGCGCTGCTATTCAGAACCCGTAACCCCGACAAATACAGAATCATTCCCAAGCACAAGGTCATCCCTGTGCCGGGTGGCTTTGAGGTCGCGGTTTACTGGGGGCTGGATGAGGCGCGAGTACTGCGCAATCTAGGCGTGAAGGACGTTCCTTCGCCCATTACAAAACGCTACCGCTGGCCCGGACGTTACAAACCTATGGACCACCAAAGGG